CAGTCGTGAGCCTGCAATTTGCAAAAATCCCGCTGGCCACGCCTACGCCGCCGAAGCTATCGACTCCCCCGGAGCAGTCTGTAAATGTCCCGCTTGCGGTGCTAATTAGAGCGCCGCCGCCAAAGCTAGAAGCGCCCCCGACGCAGTTCTCAAAAACCTGCAAGGGTTTGTCGCCTGTGATTTTGAAAGACTGAGCGCCAACAGAAAGGCCGCTCACGCGCACATTGTTGGCGCTGACATTTAAGGTGTTGCCAGCGATGAGCACAGCAGGAGTTCGCGTCTGCGCGCCAAGCCCGATCACATCGACACACTCGGCGTCAATCGCAAGTTCGGCGGTGAGCGTGTAGGTGCCGGGAAAAATGATGAGGTGGGCGCGGTTCGTGGCAGATTTTGCCGCACCGCTTGGAGTCAGGGCTTTTGCTGCGGTATATTTAGCTGCAAGGTCGTCGCCGAGTTTGGCTATGATGTAGCTGCTTTCGGAGAGGTTGAGTTTTGCGGCCAGTGCCGTGTTTACGCTGGCTGTGGTGGCGTAGCTGGTGAGCGCGGAGGAAATCGCAGAGGAAACCTGCGCGGCTGTCTGGTAGCCGTAGGCTGTGATCTGCGAGGCTACCGCCGCCGTGGTCGTATAGACTGAGGCGAGCCCACTGATCGCGGAGTTGAGCGCGGTGGTGGTGGCGTAGTCCTGCGCGACGACCCACGCCTGCGTAGCGTAGGATGAAAGCGTTGACGCTAGCGCGGCGACGGCACGTGCTGCCGTGAAAAATAGGTTCGTCGTGCCCTCGGTGATCACATCGCTGCTGTGCGTGTGCGCAGCGGCGGCTTTGCCCGCAAGCGCGGTGTCGAGCCCCGTCACCTCAGAAGTCGGGTGGCCGTGTGCGGCGGGCGGGAATGTGCTGAGATTTTGCGCGATCCAAGCGGCTACAGCCTGGAAGGTGCGCAGGGGGGTCATGTATTTTTTGTTGTCGCTTCCAGCCACGGCCTCGGATTGGGTGGCTTTAGTTGCCTCAAATCGCTCGCTTGTGGGTCCAGAAAAAGCATTATTGTTCAGGGAATTCATGGCATTAAAAACCGATTGGTGTTCCTAACGGGTATTCAGCTGGCCCATGGGTGTGGGCGAGGCGGGGTATTTTGTTTGCAAGTACATCGGCGGCGCGGTCGGCGACGAGCCGGATCGTATCGGGGGTCCGCCAGAGCGGGCTGGTGGTCAATGCGGCCTCCACGAGCGGGGCCAGAAGTTCCTCAGCGTAGTGGTTTAAAATTGGAAGTTCGACGGGGGTGGCGATGTGGCCTGCGTTTAATACGAGGGCGGCGAGTTCTGCTTCAAACCGCACGGTGCAATCCTGCATCGGCGCGGGGTGTATGCGTAAGAGGCTCGCCGTCTGCCCGCCAAGCACGATCCCGAAGCTATCCACCGCATAGTGGGTAGGCAGGGCTGGGGAAAGAAGTGTGAGTTCGCGCCGGTTGCGGATCAAGCCGTCGCGTTCGGGGCGGAGCTCAATCGGGCGGTTGCTGCCGTAGTAGAGTCGAGGCGGCGAAGTGAGACGCTCTATGCTGCCGGGGAGAGAAACGCTGTCGAAAAGAACCAAGCCGGTCGTGCTCAGGCTCTCTCCCAGCCACGAGTCGAGCACGGTGTTGGCTCCGGAGATTTCATTGTCTGGCGACTGTCCGGGCACACGCAATCCACAGCCAATCCAAGCCAGATCAAATGGCTCGCCCTCGAGGTGGTTGTCGTATTTGGCGGAAAAATGGAGCGCGACTGGCAGCGGGGCGCGAAAAGCGGTAGAGATGGTGCTGCGCTTCAGAAGTGGCGGGGCTTCGCGGTAAAATTGCTGAAGGCCGCTGTTGCAAGCGGCAATCACATCGAGGAGGGCATTGCCGCCCAAGTCGGCGGGATCGGGAACCCCGAGGTGCCTGGCGGCGGCGCGGGCGAGTTGCAGAGTGTTCATCGTGATCCTCCTTGAGTATTTGCAATCTCCGCAGCCGTCGGGGCGGGTGCCGCAGGCGCGGCCAAGCCGAGTAGCGAGAGGGCGCGTTGGTAGTCGGCCCGCAGGTCCGGCAGCCGCCCGGCATCGCTCTCGCTGTAGAATGAAGAGGTAGCCATGCCGTAGCGCACGAGCGGCCGCAAGATGCTCTCGTGGTATTTGTGCGGCACGGGCGGGATAATGGTTGCGTTTGTGAGGTCTGCCACGGCGTAGGCTGGTGGCTCTTGCACGACCGGCACAGTGAGCTCGACAGCGGCATCGGGCATGGGCACCACATAGAGTCGCAAAGCCACCAGCTCGTCGCCTGCGGCGCGTGTGCCCTCGATAAAATAGGCCACTGGCGGGGCAGGAACGAGTGTGGTGAGAGTGCCCAAATAGAGCGCGCCGAAATCTTGAAACTGGCTGCGCGTTTCCAGCCGTATGAGCGGCCGGTTGTTCATTCGCACAGGCTCCAGCACACGTTGCACGGAGGCCGGAAGCGCCACAGACACGGTCGAGGCGGGAATGGTTATTGCAAGATCCTCGCGGGAGTAAAAATCCTCGCCCGCGAGTTGCATGAGTTGCAGTGCGCCGTTTATGTCGGCTAGCGCGCGGTCCCTCATAAACAAAGGCGCCCCGGCGGGGTTGTAAAGACCCACGACAGCCAAGGCGTCGGCGTAGAGTGCGGGAAGAGTGAGCATATCGTTTACTCGGGCAGTGCGGCTAAGAGCTTGCGCTGCTTTTTGGGAGGCATTTCTGGAAAGTCGGCGGAGGCGGTCGAGACGGCCACTACCTCGATGTGCATGTCCACTTGGTCCCACGCCCGCATGAAGGCGAGGGCTTCGTTGGTGAGGCGGGCCAGCGTGTCGGCGTCCTCGGCCACTGTCTCTTTCCAGACATGGCGGTTGTAGGCATCCATCCATCGGAACGCACCGACATCGGGCCTCCGGTAGCGACTCTTGATATTTAGGGCGATAATGTAAGCGGGCATAATCGGGTGTTGGGGGGAAGCCCCCGGAGGCGCAGGCCCTCCGGGGGGATCGTCCCCAAATGCGGTTAGCTGATCGTCGGCAGGCTCACGCCTGGGATCGCGATGGCGTGGGTGAGGCGCACGGCGCTTGGCACGCGGCCAAGGCGGTCCCTGCGGAGGGATTGGCCGAAGACGGAGACGATGTAACGCTCCATCAAGAACCCTCCCTCTTTATCATCCTGCACGCGCTGGTTGCGGTGCTTGCCGTAGCCACGGTAAGCGGCGCGCTTGCCGAGCATGAAGCTATGGCCGATTGGCACGCCGTTGGCGTTGCACTGCACCACAAGCGAACCTGCGGGATGCGTGTCCGTGTGCCTGTTGAGCCAAGCTCCGGTGTTCCACACCACATTGCCAAGCGTGGTTACGCGGTCGCCGGCGGCGGCTGCTCCGAGGCGCTTGGTGATAGTGATCCGGTTGCCGTCGTTTCCCGTGGTGTAGGAATACATGCCGATCTTGCCGGGATCGGTCGCGGCGTTGGCCGGATTGATGATGAGCAGGTAGTGGGTGTTGGCGTCTTGCGCCAAGGTGGTGGACCCACCGGCCGTCGCATCGAGGTTGCCGATGAACTTGTATTGGAAGTTCTCAAAATACTTGAAGTATTTCTTTTTGGTCTTCGCTGCGCTGGTCGCATTGCCTCCGCCAGTCACGGCAAAAGTCGCCGTGCCAGCCGCGATGGCTGTGCCCAAGCGGGCCTGCGGGTTGAGCGGGCTGCCGATTGCGCCTTCGCCGTCGTGGTCGATGGGCGTGTATTCCGTGATGATGTGCCCTTTCGGTGCGGAGTATCCGCCCTCGAAGAGCATCTTCGCGTATTGCTCCACCTTTGTGTCGCGGAGGATTTGCTTGTAGCTGGGGTCCATGTCCAGGCTAAAAAGCGCATCGCTCGCGGCGACCACGGCGTTGCGGAATACGGGCTGTCCGTTCTTGAGCGCGCCAACTTGGGCGGGTTCTCCGCCCTTGGTTTTCAGGATTGCACCCAGGCTGATGATCTCGTCCCAATCGAGCGTGTCGGCGCTGACAAGCGTGTTGGCTGTCTTGCCGTTTGCGTAGAGGATGTTGTCCATCGGCAGGGATTCGCGAAACATCATGAAAAGCTGCTCGCTCTTCAAGCGTCCGGCCCACGAGCCCTGCTGGGTGTTGAAACCGGTCTGGATTTCGTTGCGCATACCCATGATCTCCTCGGAGCGCTCCGAGACGCGCACGCCGTGGCGCACCCAATCAACCACAAGGTCGTGGGTGTTGATGAGGAATTCCTCATAGTCGTCTGCGGTCTCAAAAATCTGCTCACCGATGTGCGGTTCGTCGTAGAAGCCGCTCCCAACGGTAAAGGTGATTTTTTGCCCCCGGCCTTTGGAGAGGTCCGTTTTCTCGAAAATGATCGAGTTGGGGCCTCCTTCCATGGGCGCGAAGAAGTCTTCGGATTGCTCGAACAGGTCGATTCCCGATTGCCACATCCTCCGGACGGCGTCCGGAGCCATGGTGGCGAGTTTTGTGCCCGTGATGGGCGCTGTGATTTCGTATGGCATAAGCTTTGGTCTGGTTGTGACCGCCTGTGCCTGCTAAACGCCGCCAGCTACATCGCTGGCGAACTCCGCACCCTCAAAACAAGAATGTCCGTTCTCGACTGTTAAGTGATACTATGGATCATTTGCTCGTATTCGAAGGTGGAGCGCGGAAAGCCGTTGGGCAGGGGCGAGGCGGTCGTCGGTGTGAATGTGCGGTCGCCGCCGGAAGCGACGGGCGACTGCGGGTTTGTGCGACGAACCACCGCGCTTTGCTGCACGGCTTGCGGGCGTGGAGTGGGGGCCGGGGATGATTTGGGAGATGAAGAGGACGGGGCGATGCCAAGAGCGTTTGCCGCCATTTGATACACCTTGAAAGGAGCGTCTGCGTCCGAGATGATCGGGTTTTTCTGCTCCTGCATGACAGCCCAGATACGCTCGGCCTCGGCGTGGATCGCGTGGTCTGCGGCAGCAGGGTAAACGCTATCGGCCTTGGCCCAGCTTTCCGAGACTTGCTGCTGGAATTGCTGCTCGGCAGTAAGATCGGCGTTTTTCGCAGACTCCCGGGCATCGAGATACTGCATTTGCAGATCCTCGATTTGCTCGGAAAATTCGGCATATTTGAGGGTGTCCATTTCTGCGGCGGCCTTGCGGCGATCGGCCTTCAACTGGTCGATCTGAGCCTTGAGGTCTTGTGGCGCAGGCGCTGGCTGGGCGGCTTCTGTTTGCTTTTCGCTTTCAGCAGCTACCCCATACTTTGCGTTTACGCGGGCCTCGGCTTCGGCAAGGGAAAGGGTTTGCCCCTTGTCCTTGAGTTCCTTCACAAGAAGGATCGCTTCTTTCTGTCGGTCGTCCAAGCCGGAGAGTCGCGGGCGGAATTCGCGTTTGCCTTGAGCGGTGTCGTCCTCGGAGGCGGGAAGTGTGTCCTTCACGGCGTCCGTGGCTGGCGGGGTATCTTGGCTGGCGTCGTTGGCGGGTGGCGCATCGTTCCCTTTGGTGGCGGGCGGGTTGTCCCCTGCCAGCTCTAGAGCGTGTGCGGCATCCTCATCGGTGGCCGGTTCCAAGGCTTCCTGCAGCCTCTTCATGTAATCATCCATGGCCGCCACTCCCTCCGTAGCCGGAGCGGTGTTGGCGGTTGTCGCGGGTTGATTATCGGACGCGGTGGCTTGTGCCTCGGAGGCACTGGCATTCCCGTCCGCCGTTGAGGTGTCCAATGTTTGGTCGGCTTGCGCCTGATCGTTAGTGGGCATGGCGAAGCCATTAGCCTGGCATCGAAACGCTGTCAAGCATTTTTTTAATTTGACAGCGAAAAAAACACAAGCTATGAAGCGAAGCACCCTTTTCGATGACCACGACCAACGCCGCCGACAGTTTTCAAGTGCAGAAGCTGGAAGAGAATCTACCCGCCCCCAAGCGGCTGAGCGATTCCAGTCCTCGGATGCCGTTCAAGAGCGGCTACAAGCTCACACGCGACCAGGAGGAGGCTTTGGTGGCGCACGCTATTTTAAGACTCGATCAAATCGAGAAGCAAATGGGCAAGCGGCAGGCTGTGAGCAGCCACGGCACGATACCAGGCGACGATTTCAGCATCCAATGCGAGCCGGGGAGTTTTTTGGGTAAGCGCGAGAAATACACGGCGAGGTATTACAACCATGTGTCCGACCGCGTGGAGAAGGATACGATTTTTGAGCACAGCAACCTCACAGCGTCGCTCTCTCAGCGCATTTGCGGGCAGATGATCGCCAAGAGCAGCACGTTTTTTTATGGGCGTCCCGATGACGACGACTGGTTCACCGCCGAAGGCGTGGGGTTGGAGGATGACACGCTTGCCGACAAGGTGAAAAAATATGCCCGCCATATCGCCAAGCGATGCAAGGTGAAGGAACGCCATGTGCAAGCGCTGGAATTTGCGTGGGTGCGGGGAGAAGCCGTGTTGAAGACCACCCACCAAGAACGCTTCCAAGTCTACAAGCGCACGGCCACCTATTTGATCGATGAGGCAGGCGAGCCCTTGCTTGACGCATACGGCGATTACATCCTCGACACCGACTTGTTCGTTCCAGAAACAGCCGAGCAACCAGTCACACTGCAGGACGAAATGGGCATGCCGATTCAGGATGTGCAGGTCGTCGAAACCGGCAACATGGTTCTCAAGCGCGACGGCGTGACCATTCTGCCTCCGCAGCCCCTCTACACCACGGGGGAGATCGTGCGGCGGCTGGTAACTTGGAGCGGGCCGGACTCTCGCATTTGCTATTACAAAGATTTCGTTTGCCCTCTCGACGCGCCTGGCGTGCAGCCCGGCGAGGCCGACATGGTCGCGCACCTCTACGACAAAAGCGTGATGGACCTTGCTCAAATGTTTGGCAGCCAGTTTGGCGAAGGCGATGCGCGCCGGCAGGAAATCGAAGGTGCCGTGGAACTGCTGCGCAACATGGTGAGCGATTCCAATATGCCCAAGAGCGCGGAGGATCAGCCTCGGCCTGACTTTGGCGAGCGCGACACCGAAGGCAGCGTGAACAATCCCAAAGTGCAGTTGGCCGAGTGTTGGTTGACCTACGATGCCGACGGCGACGGCATACAAGAGGAAATCATGCTAGTGCTCGACCGGCGCAACAAGGCCCCTATTTTTTACGACTACACGGCCAATGTCACGCTGCGTGGTCTGCGGCCTTTTACGGTGATCCGCCCCATGGAAGTCGATGGCCGTTGGTATGGAATTGGCGCGATGGAGCATTTTGAGCCAGAGCAGGATTTTATCGACCTGCAACTGAACCGGCAGAATTTTTCGGAAGGCGCGTCGGGCCGTGTCACCTTCTGGTCGCCGTGGGCCACGCTCGAAGGCCAGCGAGATCCTGCGCTCAAGCTCAACCACGGGCGCACCTACACGCTGCGCGAGGGCAGGAAAGCCCAAGATGCGCTTTCCTATGTCACCCTGCCTGAAACCAAGGGCGGCGGCCTGCGCGAGCTCATGGAACTCTTCATGCAGTTCATGCAGATCAAGAGCGGCGTGGTCAACGGCGCGGACCAACAAATCTCCGGCCTGCCCACGGCAGATACCGCCACCGGCATCAACGAAGTGCGCGACAGTGGAGCGGAGATGTTCGACATGTTCCTTTTGCGCCTCTACCCCTCGCTCCACGAGGCTCTGCAATCTGTGGTTGAAGTCGCGTTCACCAATCTCAACGAGCGGCAGGTTTTCACCTACTTCAATGGCAGCGCGCAGGAGATTTTGGAGCTCACGCCCGACGATGTGCGCGACCTCTCGCTTAATATCCGCCTCTCGATCACCCAAGCGCGCGACCGGCAGATTCTCGAAGCCGGCAACATTGCCGATGGCATTATCAATAATTTCTACGCACGACCGCTGCCGCTTCAGGAGCGCACGGCCCCGTATTCCCGCGCGCGCCTCAAGAGCCTCAAGGTGCCGCAGCCCGATTCCATCATCGAGCCGCTTGATCCCGCGTTATTGGCTCCTCAACCCGCGCCTGGGTCCCCACCACCCCAATGATTTTTGCAACCTCCAAACTGCAGGATAGAGAAATGGTATCTCGTCTCGCTCATAACGAGAAGTTCATGGTTCGATTCCATGTCCTGCTACCACTATGACGCCCGAGGAAATCGCCCGCGCCCAGCGCGACTTGGAAGCCATCGACCGTCTGTCGCGCAATTCCGATTTTACCGGCTATTTCCTGCGGCGACTCAACGAGACGATTCTAGCGCGCGAGGCTTACATCCTCAGCCCAAATTTTCCCGAACCCAAATTTGCCACAGCCAAAGCCGCCCTCGAGGAGCTTTACGCCGTGCGCGGGCTGCTCGATTCCGATGCCGCCGGTTGCCGCTCGCTGCTGGGGTTGGAAAAAGATGCGCTTTCATTGATTTGATGCGGCCGGAAAGACTCCCACTGCGAAGTCCCATGGTAAGTCCCATGCGAAGTCCCATGCGAAGTCCCATGGTAAGTCGTATGGTCGGGAGCCGCGCTTATACCGAAACAAAGGCTTGATGCCGCACTCGTAGATGTCCTCGGCACTCGCCCTCGGTTTCATGGTAGGCGCGGTAATGGATGATGTTTGGCGCGTCCTTGGGATCGTCGGCAGATTTGCGCTTTATGTGGTCGCAGGCGATGTGCGGCACGCAGGCGATTTTTAAGCCCGCTGGGTGCCAGCGTGACCAGCAGAGGAAGAGGTCTTGTGTCCCCTTGCCCTCATAGCCAGTGAAGTCTGCATGGGCGAGGGCGCGCTTCGATAGAAGCGTGCACCCCAACCCGCACCAATCGGAGGGGACGATTGCTCCATACCCGATGCCCGGATACGCGAAGTCCATCCACCCGCGACGACGCCATCCGTGCTTTGCCGTAACCTCCCAAATGTTTCCGTCTGGCGGCGAGTGTTTCACTCGTTCTCGGAGCCTGCCCATGCGCTTGCCTTCTTTGTCGCCGATCTTTTGCGCGGCTTGGGCTTCCTCGGCGTTAGTTGGGGGCTTGATTGCCTTTAAGCGTTCTTCACATTTTTCTAAGCAAAGTTTTAGGCGAGGAGAAAGTTTTCGCTCGGCTGGCAGGAAATCCTCGGCAATCTGGTGTTGGGGGGAGCCAAAGCCCCCCAAGAAAAGCCCGTTTGGGTAGGTGGCGGCGGCGATGTCGTAGTGCGGCGATCCATCCGCTGTCGGCATATCGAGCGTCCATTCCAGCACACGCAACGCATTCGCCGGAAGAATCGTGTCGCTTTCCACCACAAGGCAACGAGAGGAGCGTATCTTTCGCGCAAAGGAAAAACAAGCCCCTTGGAGAGCGGCGATACGCATTTGGGCTTCCTCCTTGTAGCGGGTGCTGGAGTCGTCTTTCATCGGCATGGCAAGAACGCTTACTTTCCAGCCCTCGGGCAGTTCTTGTTTTGCAAGTTCTGCCGCCGCCTTGGCTTCCTTGCTCTCGTCGGTTGCAAGAATAAAATGGGCCTCCTCGTGGTGAGATGCGGCTGCTGCGATGGCGCGGACGCATTGGGGCCATGCGTGAAGGTAGGATTTTGTTGCGGCGACGGTGATGGATAGCATTTAAAATTCGTCGTAGTGGTATAGGGGGATCGAAAACACTCGCTCAAAGCCGTTTAAATTTGGCACATATAAAATATAACTACCTTCACTTCCTGCGTATGTTGTGCTGGTTGGGGCTGTAAATAACTTTGTTCCAGAGGTTGTGTTGTAAGTTACAATTACCCCCGGGCCACCTACAACTAACGTCCATGTCACAGGCATGTCGCTCCCATACCCTCCGATATAGCTGAATTCGCCCCCTCCATACGAGCCCGCCTGCCCCTGAACCCGCACTGTGCTAGTTTCTGCCGAAGTCGCCTCAATACGGCTGATTTGAAAAACACTGGGGGACACTGAAAAGCCCGGGGGTTGATCTACTGATTGCGTAAATGCGAGGGTCATGGTTGCTTCTGAAAACTCTTCTGCCCCTTGCCTCATAAGAGGCGGGGGCCCCGCAAACAAAGTTTTTACTACTGTCGGGTAAATTGGCGTAGCCGCCCCAAGCGGGGGGTAAAGGTTTACCCCCGGCCTCGCCTGCCCGACATTGAAGAAAGGAAAGGTCTCCGCCAAAGTTGACGCAGGGGCCCGGGTGTGGAACCCTTGGTCTGGAATTACCCACCCGGTTTGGGTAGTAGCGACAACATAGGCGTAACCCCCAGGATAAGGATAACCATGCCCATACCCCATTCCATCCTCTTCATAATAGTCGTTGGGGGCTACGGTGTAGCTACTGTCTCTCCATACGTCGATTGTTCGTCCTGACGCGCTTGCAGTCGCCCCTTGGTAAATCCTATACTCATCTTGCTCATCTTGTGACCCTTGTGCAGAATCAGAAAAAACTCCAGAATAGTCCGTATTTAGAGATGATGAAGAAGTAACGCTCACCATAGTCACCAGTTCTGCGCTTGTCACAGAAGCGGTGCTATCCCAAGAGTTGAGCGGCACGGCAATCGTTCCTAAAGTAGTGCCCCAAATTATTTCTTTCCCCCACCCAGTTAGCGCCTCTATGCTATACCCACGAGTAGAATAAGTAACGGTATAAGCTATCGATTTGAAAGTTTTTCCGTTTAACCGCTGTTTATCGCTGGCATAAACTAAAAGTTCGGCAAGCCCTGCATGAGCAGTTACTGCATCATTTACTAAAATATAACGCCCGTTGCCTAGAGACCCCGGGCTTGAAGCTGTTGCGGTCGCGTCGGGGTCCCATTCGATGTCGCTAAAGGTTGTAGCAACATCATCACTTGAAATAACTGTGGCTGTCCCTATAGTCGTGGAAGTAGAAGTAGTCCATCCCAACTGGCTCGCAGTAGTAGTGAGGCGCGCTTCTTCACAGGTGGTAGTCTGTGTAGTGTATGTGTAGAGGTATTCTTCCCATGTGCTAAGTCTAGTGACTGGCAACTGTTTTTGATAAGTATACTGAGGAATAGTAGACGTAGAATAACTGTAGTTTTGATCTGTGCGCCCTAAAACAGACCGATTAAAATACACATGTTGCGCTCCATTGGCGTCTGTAGAACGGAGGTCTTCTTGTGACTGATACCTTACCCAAGAAGTTGTTGCTGAACCACGGTTGGCTCCTGATCCAGTCCATGTGATTTCTGAGACAGTTGTCCCTTGCTCCACGCTGGCAAAATAATAATTTCTCGAACCAGTTTCGCTTGATTTCATTGAGCTTTTAAAGCCCCCAAACCCCCCAGAAGTTATTTTGTCCATGTAAGACGCAGACCTGCTAGCTGAGTAGCGGTCGTCCAATGTAAAAGATAAAATGCTGGCAGAGCGCGACTCAATCATAGCAGTCCCCAGACATAATAACGGTCCAGCACATTGAGCCCCGGAGTGGGGCTTGGCTTCGACAGGCTCAGAGAAATGACAGGATTGATCGCAATATGCCCCCCGCGCATTGTCCTGATCGCCGCGCCGTCTTTTATTACCGCAAAAAGTATTTTGAAGCTACTTGGAGCCGTGTTCAGACCGGGAGTTTGTTGCTGGGGGGCGCTGGTGGAATTGGAAATAGAAGCCGTTGTAACCACCTTGCCATCGGATTGGCAGTCAACCACCATGTAACTAAGCCCGCTACCGACTGTAAACTCGGCATCCCAGTTGCTTGGCAAAACACCTCCGACTAACCCGGGGGCTACCTTTACTCTATTTGCTTCTATAAAATAGACATCCCAAGGCCCCAAGTCCGGCGTGCCTTTCTTCAGCCTATCCCCATACACCGCATAGATGTTGTTGTCCCGATCCTTAATCATCGCCTGCCGATGCATGCGAGGAGCCGGGGGCTTAGCCCCCGAAGCAATGTCCGGCAGGAGGTTTATTTGGCGGAAAGGCTCTATGTCCATAATCAATTCGGTATGGGGATGCCTAAAATATCCAGTAAGTCGCGCCACCACGGCCACGCTTTTTCTACGCTTCCGGGGCCTTCTTCGATAACCCAACGACGGGCGGCCTCGCTCATGCGTTGGCGGCGGGGCTCATCAAATGCCAGCGAGGAAGCGTAGTAGGTGGCTTCATCGGGGCTGTGGGCCAAGAACCCAGTTTCCCCGTGTTGGATTAAAGCCTGAAAGCCGCCTTCATCTGCTCCAACGGGAATCGCCCCGGCGAGCATGGCTTGCACTGTGGAAAAACCAAACGACTCTACGAATGGGTAGTAATGCAGGAGCACATGGAGGTTTTTGTAAAACCCCGCCATTTCTTGCGGATCGTAGATATGGCCGTGCAACTGCAAATTCATATACCCCGCCCATTTGCTGGTGGGGTCGCACGGGCTCCCCACTTTGCCCAAAGCATTTGGCCCCCACCCCGCGACTCTCACAAGCAGGGATTTGGAATGCGGAACGAGTATATTCCCATACATGCGCCAGCTCTCGTCGTGCCATTTATCGGGCTCATCGCGAGTAGCCCGCCCGACCACAAACTCATTTTCCGAGCGGGCTTCGATAGCCAGTGGCATGAACTCACAATCGGGGTCGATAAAGGGAACATAGTTCTGGCGGGCTTTGATTTGGATTGGGTCGCGCCCGCAGCCTTTTAAAATCTGCGGGGCCACTCGTTGGGCATTTTCCGGAGTCTGGAAAAAGAATTCGTCGATGAGCCCGTCCCGCAGGGCGTCGTATTCGACATCGACACCAAACGACATGCCGCTCGTCCATAGCATGTGCTTCGGGCGGTCGGCATACTCGCGCATGTAGTCGAAGCATTGATCCTCGCCGAAAGAGACGAGCACCGGGCAGCTCTCAAACATGCCCGGGCGGTAGTTCACCACCGTCACGCCCAGCGAGCGGAGCCACTTTGCACGCGAGCCGTGCGACACGGGATCATCAATCGGCACGATACATCGCACCTTCACGCCTTTTCTACGAAGCAAATGGATTGCTCCGAGAAGCTCGGCCCCACAACCTCCAGACTGGTGGATGATGCCAAAAAACGAGATCATGAGGCTTTGATTGGAACGGAAAACGAAACGACCACACTTTCGTCTTCAAAAGTGACGGTTTGCTGTTGGCTCGGAGTTTCCGTGGTGGTAGTGGTTTTCTCGCCGCTAGTAGTGCGGCTGGTGCGAAGCGGTTCCGTGGTGGCTTGTCGGCGGGACGCGCTGCGGCTATCCGACGCGCTGCTTGATCTGCTCGTGCTGCCGCTGCGCGATGTGTTGGAAGATCGAGACGAAGATCGGCTGGAACTTTGCGACCTGGAGCTGGACTGCGACGAGCTGCCAGAGTTGGAGTGAGACCCCCTCACTCTTGCCTGCATTCCATTTAAATCATCAAGCGCCATAGTTGTTAGCTAAAGTTTTGGTTCCCGTCCTGGACTGAGAAAGACCCCCCGCTCAGGCTATAATAAGCATACAAATCGCATGTCCTTGTTTGTGAAGTCTGGGTTTGCGTTTGTGTCTCTGTAGTGGTCGCGCTCTCTGTCCCCGTCTCCGTTCCCGTCTCGGTGCTAAGGTCTGAAGTGGATTCGGCAGAGATTTCAACGCGCGCCGTGGCCTCCAAGTTGGATTCCACCACGACCGTTTCAGCCGGATCTTGCTCTTGCACGGTGAGCTGCTCGCCTTCCTCGCTTACGCGGGTTACGCCGCCGCCGCTCACGGTCTGCGCGCGGGTAAAGCGCTCCGTGGCCGTGACCACTTCCACCTGAAAATCCACCTTCTCCGGCACCCTCGCCCAAGCGATGCCGGTAGCTCTCGCCGCCACCACGCCATCATTGATCTTTCCAATGACGCTTGCGATTGCGGTATTCAAGTTGGCGAGTAGGATTTTTGCCATGGCAGTGGGCTGCGATGTTTAAAAAACGCGTTCCCTTGGAACTAAGTCGTCTGTTTTTCGCTGTCAAGTATTTTCTTTTTGCTTTCCAAAAAATCGTTAAGCACTCAACACTCATCACCGTGAAACCAAAAACTGCAATATTTATAGTGATAAGCGTCATTTTGATTACTGCCATTCGCGCCGCTGAGACTCCAAGTATTCGAGCCCGCACTGATAACCAGAGTAAAAATAAAGAACGAAGCACTACTGATACCGGATGGAGGCAGTCTCAAGATGTCAGAAACATTGGTGTTGCTGTGGATCTTAGTTCCTTCAGAGCACCAAAAGAAGCATACGATGTTCAATGCTTTTTCGTCGCCAGGTCTGAAGCCAATGAGACAAACTACATCTATGATGTTCAGCGTCAGGAATCAACCGCTCAATTCGATTCGCTGCAATTTCAAGCCCCTCCACTTGATGGGAGTGGATCACGCTGGCTCAGTCTTCCAGTTAAAGGTTTTTTTGTCGGCGGAGGCAGTTTTCGTGGAACTCTAACTTACACTCAACGTATAGCGGGGAGCAAATTTTATGGATGGCTTATTCGAGTTGTTTCACAGGGATTGGTTGTTCGAATTGAGACCAATCAGGCACCACTGAAAGAGCTGGCAGAAAAGAACCCGTCAATTTTTAATGAAGCGGTCAAGAATTTCACGAAATCATCGGTCTCGCCTACGGAAGCAGAATTAGAGGCAAAATTCCAACAACAAGTTGCGGAAAGCCAAGCAAAGAAGGATCGCGTGTATCCTGAATCCGTAGATCCCAGCCACCCGATCCATGAGGCAGCGGAAAAAATCTGGAAAAACATCGAGGATACCGGTCACGCATTGCTGAACGATCCGGACGCGCCATTCAAAGTCTACGAGATGGCCGCACTGAGTCTTGGGCTCAAGCCCACGGGCAAGCCGTAAGCGCATCTCACCTGCCGGCAAACATCCGCTCGCGCACCTCGCGGCGGGCATCGGAGAACGCGCTGCGGATTGCTTGGATGTCGTCTTCGGTAGGGTTGGCAACGCGGGCCGGTGTCGCTACGGCGCGGAGTTTCACGCTGGCAAGGCGACCGGAGGCCAGGCGGAATCGGCGGGTTTCTTCGGCTGTCATTTCCACCTCTTTCCCGTCGCGGCCCTTGTAGACTGCCTTGGCCTGCTCGGGGGCGTAGGCCATCGAGGGGTTGGCGCGGTTCCAATTCATGAGAAGGCGGTCAGTGGCCTCCAGCACGGGCTCTGTGGCCAAGGCGCTGTTGAAGAACAAACGCAGCACAGGGTTGCTGCCTTTGCGGATTTCGTTTCCGTAAACATCCACCTTCGGCTCGGCCAGGTCGCCGGAGGGGAAGAGGGTGTAGGTGGCCGGGGCGGACTTGGTGTCGCGCACATAGTCGTCCAGGTTGCGAAGCGGTTGGCGGATTATGTTTGGCACGAGAGCCTGCAACACGGTGCGCTTGGTTGCGCCCACGGGGTCGGACTTCCCTTCAAGGATTGTGGAAATGTTGGCGATGCCTTGCAGGAAGGTTTTCGAGTTGGTCTGCGCGACCATGTAGTTCCACACGCTGGCGAGGTTTTCGGTGGTGGTGCCGTTGCGTTTGATCGAGCGGATCAAATCCGTCGTTGTTCCCAATACGGTGGCAATCGGATCGAAGCGCCCGTAGGGGATTGTAATGCCGTTGCGCCCGCCGATGCGGATCATATACTCGCCTCCCGTGGCGCGGGTGTTGAGGTCGCGCAGGCCTGCCGTGGCTTCGCTGCGAGGCTGGCTGCCCGTAATAAGGAGCATCTTGTCATCGTCATCATCATCTCCCTGCACGGCTCCAAAAATGAGAGCCATGGCTGTCCAGGCAATAAGCTGCTCGCTCATGTCGCGCACAAGTGTGGGGTCTCCATCGAGAAAGGCCTTGCCGTCTTTCATGGCGAGAAAGCCCTTGCCGGCCTGCCAAGCGAAGTTTGCGGCCCCGATTGGGGATTTGCGGATGCCGGTGCGGAAAATGTTGTAGGGCGTTCTGACAAACGGAAAGAAAAAGCCAATGAGCTTGTTGTTGAGCCGTGCGTCTTGGAGCTTGGCTGTGGCATCTTCGAAGAGGTTTCCGCCCTCGCTGCTGCGCTTGAGGTCTTGCTGGAATGTCATCTCCTTGGATTTTTCGACGGCGCGAATCCAAGCGTCTTCCGTCCATCCCGCATTTTTAGCGCTGTCGTAGGCCGCTTGCTCGCGGGCGAGTTCCCACGCCTCGCTACTGCGGTTGGCCATGAGCGCGGCAGGGTCGAGCGAGGGGTCTCGGCGAGCCAACTGGCGGGCAAAGTATTCCACCATCTCCTGCGAGGGGGAGGCTGAAGGCAGGTTTTCGCTTACGATCTCGCCACGGGTTTTTGAGAGTTGCGCCACGCGGGTCGTGAGCGCCTGCCCGCGCAGGCCCTCGGCCTTGGCCATACGGTAGGCAAAAGCTGCGACATTCATTTGCCCGCTGAGTTGCTTGAAAAAGGAATCCGCGAACAGGAGCGCTCTGCCCGGTATGCGCACAGTGCGCCCCGTTTGGCCGGGTATTGCGGCGCTGGTGTTACCGAGTTTATCCCATTGGCCAAGTTCCATCGGGGTGCCGAGAACGGTGTGTTCGTAGAAGTCCTGCTCTGCGCTCCACGCCTTGGCAGCCATGGCGAGCCCTTTGGTGATGCCTGGCAGGATGCCTCGGGCGAGCGCTTTGAATTCGCCAAGCTGCGCCGCTTTTTTGTCGCGCACAAACACATTGACCAACGCCTCCATGCCGCGTTGCAGCGTGCTGTCGAGTGCGATGAATCCCGCATTGCTCGCGATGTTTGTTACTTGCGTCTGCGGACCGGAAAGAATGTTCATGATCCACCACTCGTAGGCCATATCGCCCAAACCGGCTTCCCCTCGGGCGCTCTGGATCGCTCGGGCGAGCCGCATGACATGAGCGGGGTCGTCGATGCGGAATTTGGGACGGCCTATTTTCTTGGTGTCGCTCGTGCCCACCATGCCGCTGAGCCATTGGTCAAACGCAGCCTCGGCCTCGGCGTCGGAGACTTGCCCGCCAAACAAGCCGGACTGCGCAGGAGCGGCTCCCAAGGTGGTTTCGCCCTGCTTGTGGATACCGGCTTTGAATTTGGCGAGGTGTTGCTGGCGCATCCGGTTTTTGAATGCGGTGAAAACGGCTTCCACCGCATCAGGCTTCATGCCGGTGCGCTGGGAAATTTGCGCGGGCGTCTGGTTTTTGCGCAAGAGGAGATCGAAGACCTCGGCCTGCTTGGGCGTGAGGCCGGCGCGGAACTGGCGTTGAATTTCCGCGTTGTTCAAGCCCACCACCACGCGGTTGCCTAAAATGTCTTCGGGCGTGATTCCGGCATCTTTGAGCTTTTTAAGAAGCGCAGCGGTCACGCTGTCGATGATAGCTGTTTTTTTTGCAGGGTCCGGCTCGGCGTCGATGCGGGCCTTGTCCTTCTTGCCCGGTGTGAGCATGAGATCGAGGAGAAATTCGCGGTGGCGCATGGCCGGCGTCTTGAAAGGGTCGCGGCGTGCGGCCAGCGCGCGGCCAGCCTCGGTGCCGGTGGCGCGATAGGAATACCAGAAAACATTGAACGCCTTCCGGTCTGCATCCTTGCCCGTCTGGAGCATTTTCTGGCGAAGCGTGTTGGCGATCTGGTCGGCGGCCTTGGTGAGTTCCGGAGAAATCGCTTGCCCCGAGAGACCGGCTTGCTCGATCGAGCGGCGTGTGCCCTCAAAATCTTTCGCCACCATGTCGCGGGCGGCGGTTTCCCATTGGGCTTCGGCCTCTGGCAGGAAGCGCTCGGTGTAGAATTGATCCAGCCCGCGCACATCGGGGTTGTTGGCTCCAAACGCAAGATCGGGGCGTCCGACCTGGTAGCTTTGCCCCCCACCCTCTTCGAGCGCGGCCTGCTCCTGTTTGGCCGCGGCGTTGTCGAGATCGGCAGGCACGCCGTTGAGGTCGTTGAGGAGATTTTTTAAGTCGTTATCAAACGACTCGCCGGGCTCGATGAAATCGCCGTCGTCCTGCGGGTTGCCGGAGGCGGCAAAGAGGGGTTCGCCGGGTTCCAACTGCGCGGGACGGCTGCCGAGAAGTTGCACTTGGCCGTTGGCATCGGTGAAAAGCTCTCGCACTTCGGGGAGGCGCGGCAGGAGGTAATCTGCCGTGCCACGGCGGCGGGTGTTGGCTGCATCCACCGCGTCTAGCGTGTCGCGGTAGAGCCTCTCGGCGGCTTGTGCGGCTTCGCGAAATGCCGCTTGGTGGGCGTCGTAGTCGGCGCGATAAATCGGCGCTTGGATCGGATACCCGCCTACGCTGTTGCGGAGGGCTTCGAATCGCTCGGCGAGACGACGAACACCCCAAACCCTCGCCGGGGCGTAGGAGATTTTGGAAAATGCGTCTTCGGCGGGGATGCCGATTCGGGTTTGTCCAGGATCAAGGGACTGAACGGGCGCGGTATTTGGCGAGGGTTGCGCACTGGGTCTGTTTCCAATGCTGCCCATTGCTGTATCGGTGTCGAGTGGTATGGCTCCGGATATTCCATACTCGGCTATACTTTCGCCCAGCGTGCCAGTCATCGGATTTTTTTGAGCTGCCGAAAGAATTTCGCCGACGCTGCCGATGCCTCGTTCGGTCATTTTTTGGCGCAGGCGCTTGAAGCCTTCTTGCTGCAAGCGGGACACGGCCTGTTTGCTGATACCAAAGTATCCGCCAATTTCTTCCTGCTGGCGTTGTTGCAAGTAGCCATCTACCGCCACGCGCATGCGCTCTGGGAGCGTTGCAATGAGCCCGTCGATGAGAATGCGGGCTTCATGGCGCGAGGTCATCGTGGGGGCGTCGGGCGTAGCGGTGTCGGGCGTGTAGTCTTGGCGGGTCTCGTCAAAATCGCCGGGCAGCGGCTCGTCAAGGCTCTGCGGGATGCGCTCGCGGCGGAGACTTTCGCGCCGGTAGAGGGCGTTGAGCTTGTTGCGCACAACAATCGAGGAGTAGGGGCCAAAGGGCACGCCCCGCTGCGGATCAAAAGCGCGCGCGGCATTGGCCAGCGCAATGCGGGCTGTCTGGCGCACTTCGTCCATGTCCACGCCGGGAATGTTTGAGTAGGTGGAGGCCATGGCCATCACGCCATCGAGGCCGGATTGGAAGCGGGCGGCGGCGGATTTCTCGGCATCTTCCTGAGCGGCTGCTTGGTCGCGCGGGGCGGCGTCGAAATCGAGCTCGAGTTGGTTGGGGTCGTAGACTTGGCGGCGAGCGGCAGAGAGGGTGCTGGCGGATGCAGCATTACCTACCTGCTCGCCGTTCTCAGCGAGAATCTTGATAAGGCTCTCGTCGAAGACCACATAGTTGTATGTGGGCTCGTTACCGGCGGTTTCTTTTTTAGCGTCGTAGTCTGCTGCTGCTTTTCTCGCTTCTTCTTCTGTTCCTTTGGCTAAACGATTGCCTGCTCCGTCTTGAGCCACCCAATATCCCTCGGTAAACATTTGCCGGACAGTTGCCTTGAGCGTGACTTTTCCAAACCCGACGCGGCTCCCTTCATCGAGGTAGCGGATGCCGGGGATGCCGAGGCCTTGAATGAAATTGGAGGCTTGTTCTGGTGTTCCAACTGCTTTGACTACGGTTTTGTAAAATTCTGACGCCGGGATTTCTCTTGCCCCACCATAGAGCAACATTCCACTCGTTGCTTTGTATGCAGGATGCTTTTTGTTGGCTGATAATTTGGCTAAAGCCTTTTTTACTTTCTCACTTTGCTCAAAAAGCGGCTTGTCCCAGTCCAGCAGGTCTTCCGGTTCGACATCGAGTTCGACGGTGTAGATATTTCCAAAGGTCCTTAACGCCTCGTATAGCTCGGGCGATGTGTCGAAATTCTCCGGCTCACGCAGCGCGGCCTGCACCGCTTGGTGTGGGTAATCAAAACCCCACCAGTCTTCCTTCTTGAGCACATCGAGGAGATTGCGTTGGCCCTCGCTCAAAGGCAGCTCAAGCAACGCTTCCTCCTGCTCAGTCAAATCATCAAACTCACTAAACACATTGCGGACTTTGCGGATGAAATCTTTTTCTGTGAGACCTTTGCGGTATTGCTCGGCTACCCCTTTATTCTCTGCAAAATATAACCCCCACCCATAAGCCTGCGCGCCCTCGCCTGTGCCGATTTTGTCGGCGCTGAAGCGGTCCACCTTGTGCGGCGTGCCGTGGTAGGCTCGGGCGGCTCCCAGCGTGATATTGGTGGGCTCTGCGGTGATCTCGGCATTGGCGAAACGCACGCGGGGCGAGGGTTGAGTGCGCGCGGCGGAGAGCGTAGTATCATCCGATACTGCGTCTGTTTTGCCTTTCAGGTCGGCGTTGTAGAGTTTTTCCACTTCCACGCGCTCGGCGGTGAGAGCATCATATTCGGCTTGGTAGGGCCAGGTTTCGACTTGGGCCATGTTGGCGATGGCGCGGGTGCGGGCGAGATTGTTTTCGCGGCTGGCGGCAAGCCCTTTGGCGGTGTCCCCGAGTTCCTCCAAGCGGGAAAGCAAAGTGGCGGGGCTCGTGACGCTGCCGAAGGAAATGAAATTCTCGGCATCCGCCGCAAAAGCGAGGAGTTCAAAGGAAACGCTGCTGCGTTGCTCCATGCGCTGCGCTTCTTCATTCCATTGATCATCCACGCGGATTGTGGTTTCCAAGAGGATCGGGATGCCGTTGACGGAAATGTTGGTCACGGACTCGGCGGTTTGCTTGCCGTCGAAGGAAAGTTTCAAGCTGGATCGGGAGGCATCGAGGGCAGCTTTGATCGCCTCGGCGGTTTCCGTCTTGGTGTTGAAAGCCTGTCCGTCGATGGTGATACGAGTGCCGTTCGCGGCGATGTCGCTGGCGAGGGATTCCATCTTGGCGATGGATGGGCGGATGCGCTCGTTGGCGGCTTCGAGGTAGCGGAGGTGGCTGCGGGCGCTGTCGATCTCGGCTTGGCGGCGGGCGGCGTCGTCCTGCTGCGCTCCCCGGCTGCGGTCCAGTTCCTCCAGGCGGGACTTGATCTCCCACATCCGGCGTCCGTATTTGCCGGAGAGCACGGCGCGCTGCTCTTCGAGATTCAAGATCGCCTTGTCCTCGGAGAGTTCGCGTCCGGTGACTTTTCCGGAAAGGGCGGCGTTGGAGAACCGCTGCTTGGTTTCGAGTTTCTGCCAAAGGGCGGCGTCGAGCGTGTCGCTCATGCCGTAGCGGATAAGTTCGATGTCGGTCCCGAGTTCGCCGTGGATGTTGCCTTGGCGGAAGACGCGTCCGTCGCGTTGCTCAAGCTCCGCCGGAGTCCACGGGACATCGAGGTGGTGCGCGGCGATCATGAGGCGCTGCATGTTGACGCCGGTGCCGAGTTTTTTTGTGCTGCCGAGGACGACGCGGATTTTCCCTTCGTTCACAGCATCGAAGAGCGCCTGCTTTTTCTTGTCTGAATTCCACGCGGAATCCGTGATGACGGCGATCTCGCTGGCGGGGATTCCGCTGGCGATGAGTTTTTGGCGGATGTCCTCGTAGAGGTTAAAGGTTGTGCCAGGTTCCTTGGCGGGATCGAGTTCAAGATTCACTTTGGCGCTCGTGACTGCATCAAAAAGCGAAGTGCGCACGCTGTTGAAGCTGTCGGCGAAAACCACCTGCGTCCCGTTGTAGGGGGTGCTGGTTTGGTAAAGACCCATCAGGCGCTCGATCATTTGATTGACCTTGCTGCCGGGTTCGTCTTTGGCGCGGGGATCGATGAGTCGGATGTCGATGGCCGCGGCGCGGCTTGCCATGTAAGCCTGCACGGGCACGGCGGTCAGTTTTGGGTTTTCAGCCAGTTTGTCCCCGGAAAGGTTGGAAAAATCCTCCAGCACGCGGCGAATGTAGGCGACCCACGAGGAAACGCCCTGCGTGCGCGGCACGGCGACCAACTCGGGCTGCCCGCCCTTGATGCCGGGGCGGTTTTTCACCACGAGGTCGTCGCCGAGTTTCACATCGGCGGCGGAACGCAGGAAAGTGTTCCACTCCGGCAGATTTACAAAACGAGATAGGCGATCCACATTTTTGAATTCGCCCGAGGCTCCCATTTCGGCCTCTGTCGTGACTTGTGCAAAACGGGACACGAATTGGTCAAAAAGTTCGATATTGTGCTCGCGAAGCACATTCGGCGCGACCAAGCGGGCCATGTTCCAGATTTCCCCGAGGGTGTTCGTGACGGGCGTTCCAGTCATGCTGAACACATTTTTCCCGCCGGTCTTTTCCTGAATCTGGCGGGCTCGCATGAAAAGGTTGTAGGCTTTTTCGTTGGTGCTGCCGTCGATGCCTTTGGCTTCCAGTTGCGTGGTAAAAGGCATTTTTTTGAACTCGTGAACCTCATCCACAATGAGGGCATCCACGCCGAGTTGTTGGAAATTGAGAAGGCCGGTATCTGTGCGTCGCTTGCTGGCTTCGCTGATGATGGTTTCCAGGCGCTCGATGTGTTTCACTAGCGCTTTGACGCTGGGTGATTTTCTGCGGTCCTCCTTGGCCGCCGCCACCGACTTGTAGCCTCTCTCGCGCAGCGTGGCCTCGGCTTCGTCCTTGAGCGAGTTCGAGGTTCGAATTTCCACTTGGGGATCGTTTTCAATCAGTCCGAATGTCGAGTGGGCGATAACCACAGCATCCCAATCGCCTGCCGCGATGCGCATCAAGAATTCCTTGCGCTTTTCCCCGGCGAGTTCGTCTTTGCGGCCCACCAGCACGCGGGCTGTGGGGGCCATCTTGGCGATTTCTTTGGCGAAGCCTTCGAGTGTGGAATTGTGGACGACGATCATGGGTTTGCGGGCCATGCCGAGGCGTCGCATTTCGAGCGCGATGGCGCTGCCGATGATAGTTTTCCCGCCGCCGACGCCGTGCGCGATGAGGCCGAATCCTTCCTGCAGCGCGCGCCAAATCGTGTTTTTCTTGTCCGGGTAGATGTCAAAATCCTTGTTCGCCCACGGGAATTGGAGGAATTGGCCGTCGTAGGTGCGCTGGACGAAAGCGTTCACCTCGTTGTTGTAGATTTCCTCCACCTCGGCTTTCACATCCGGGGTCTCGCGCACCCATTGTTGGAACCGGGCGTCGAGTTTCTTGGCCTTCTCGCGCGCGGCGGTGGTGGCCTTCATGTCGATGCCTCCGCCGTCTTTTTCCGGCATTCGAAGCGTGATGGCTTTGAGATTGAGCAAGGAGTCCATCATTTGCGTGAGGGGCACGCGGTTGGTCTCGTAATCCTTATAGGCCACGCCGCTCACTCCGCCGCCAGTGCGTTCCATGTCCCAATTGCTTCGCTGGTTCGCGGTGATGTAGGTGAATCGCGCGGAATTGACGCCGAGGCTTTGCAGGAAACGGTTGTAGATTTGCGCCGGAATCCATGTGGCTCCGACGCCAAAGCGAATGTCCTCTGCCGAGACGCGCTTGGGTTGGACCTCCTCAAGAATCCGGATATTGCGGGCGTATTCGGGACCGGCGGCGCGGGCGATGGCGAGTTTCTTGCGCACATTGCCGCTCAAGTATTGCTCGCGGGAAAAAATCCGCCCGGTGCCAGGCTCGCGCACGGCGATCTCCTGCGAGAGAAGTTGCGTCTCCACTTGCTCGGGGGTTTTGCCGAGAAGCCCGGCCATGAACTGCGAATCCACGCGCCCGCGCCATCCAAGGCTGATGCCGAATGCGTCCTCAATGGTGTTTGCCTGGGTCGGCTCACTGCGTGGCTCCAACACGCGGCGGGCGAAGATGTCGGCCTTCGTGTAGATTTTCTTTTTCGATCCCTTGGCGACGGCGGCGATTTCCTCGACGGTGGCGGAGGTGCCTTTGTTTACCTTGGGTTCCACCTCGGCCCCGAGAATCCGGAAGTAGTCGGGATCGTCGATGAAAAGCTTCCGGTTTTTGATGTCGTGGAAATACCCGTCCGACGAAATGAAGCGGTCGTAGGCGGCGTTCAACTCGCGGCGGTTTGCCTCGATCTCCTCGGGCGTGGCGGTCTCGGAAAGTTCGAGGTCGTATTGGCGGTTCAACGCATCGCGCACAGATAGGAAACGGCGCACACGGGGGACGGTCTTCGCGTTGTTGAGTTCGGCATCCGGAGTGTTTTGGCCTTGCCGGAAAAATTGCCCGTCGCGTTCGACGATGTTGCCCACCTTCACCACGCCGGTGGCGTTCGAGCGCACGGGGCCAGCGGCATCAATGTCGCCCAATATGCCTTGCGGCAGGCGGGCGAGGTCTTGCTGCATGGCGATGTCCGGCGGGCGGGCCGGATCGCCGTGAACGGTCATTTCCTTCTTGTCCCCATACATGCTGCCGTCGTTGTCGAGTTGCCCGAGGATGTTTTGCGGATGGGCGGCGAAATACTCGTTGATCCGGATGTCCTCGCCACGGCGGGTTTTGGCGTCGTCGAGGTTGGTCCATGCTTGCGCGTGGGGGAATGGCTTCCCGTCTTTTTTGCGCAAGATGATAATGTCGGTGACGACATCGGTTCCTGCGTTTTCGCGGAAAGCGTCGTTGGGCAAACGGTAGGCGGCAACGAGGTCCGCGCGCTCGGAGAGCCACTTGCGGATTTCGGGATTCCCCTTGTCCATGGTGAACGCGCTGGTTATGAAAACCTGCATTCCACCCGGCTTGAGCTTGGTAAGGGTTTTTCCGAAAAAGTAGTCGTGGAGGTTTCCCACCGGGCCGCCCATGGCTTCCAAGGCGGGGTCTTTCACCGGCACATTGGCGAAGGGCACATTGGAGATGGCGAGGTCTATGGAATTGTCCGCGAGGTCGGCGGTCTGGAATCCTGTGTTCTGGATGTCGGCCTCGGGGTAGAGCGCCTTCAGGATTTTTGCGGTGTAGGCGTCGAGTTCCACGCCGAAAAGTTTGCTGCGGTCGGCGATGTCCTCTGGCATGAGGCCGAAAAAGTGGCCGATACCTGCGCCCGGTTCGAGAATGTTGCCGCCCTTGAATCCCATCCACTTCACGATGTCCCACATTCCTGCGACGATTTCAGGGCTGGTGTAGTGGGCATTGATCGTGCTGCGGCGGGCGTCGCGGTATTCTTGGTCGCTCAAGAGGGCTTTCACCTCCTTGTGGGCCTCGAACCATTTCGACTTCCAGTTTTCGAGGGCTTGGGCGCGGTCCTCGTAGTCCTTGACGATGTTGGCGTAGTATTCGTCGTTTCCGTAGCTGCGGTATTTCGCGGCTTGGTTTCTCAACTGCTCGATCTCGCCGCGTTCGATCTGATTCGCGCGGTCTTCGTCGAATACCTGCGAAAGCGCGCCCCAGCCGGAGAACTTCACCAACTCCTGCTTTTCCTCGGCGGTGGCGAGCCGTTTTTCACTGTCGAGCGCTTGAATGATGCGGATCGCTGCGAGATTGGCGCGGAGTTTGCCCACCGTGCCGCGCGGGGCGAGGGCTTGGTCGCGGGAAAGGGAAATGTTCCGCTCGGGACTGCCGACCGGCGGGCGCTCTACTCGTTGCCCGTTACCCGGCTGAGAAATTCTTGGGCGGCTTCGCGGAGCGCGCTTGGAATCACCTCGTCCTCCCTGTCCTCCCAATCCTCCGGATACGGGAAGAGTTCCTGCATCATTTCCACTTCGTCCGCTCCCTTGAGTTGAGCGTTGAACAGCAGGATCGCCTTGCCGTCCATCCACCGCAGGAATTCCTCCTCCGCTTCCTCCCTCAACACCGGATCGAGAAGGAGTTTCCGCTGAATCACGCTCGGCGTTTCGGATTCCAGCCACGAATTGAAACAACTCTCCCAAGCCGGTGTCTGGCGCAGGTTTTTGCGTTCCTCGGGGGTCATTTGGTTTGCGAGGAGTCGCGTTTCCTCGGACAGCGGGTGTGTTGACGGGTTGTTCATTGGTCGGTTCGGATTGTTCTTCCCTACGCGCGAGTTCGGGCGCGGTCAACGGGTTTGCTGCTGGCGCATTGGGTTTGTAGTCGAAAAGGTCCAGTGCCTCAGTGGCAGGCAGGCCGATGTCTTGTTGGGCGGCAGCTGCTTGGGCAACAGGGTGGGTGATACCGTCGGCCTCCAACGCGGCCTTGTAATCCTGCACGGCAGGCGCGGAGAAATCGAAATCCAGCTGGTTGTCGCTGGCTTTCCGGCGCGAGCGGGCGGCGGAGAGGGTGGTTTGGGCTGGTGGGATAAAACCATAAAGGACGGCCGTTTTTTCCCAATCTGTAATCTTTGCCGACTCGATCAAATCGGCGTAAACTTGGGTGAGGCGGGTTTTGGCCGCAGCTTCCGGCAGGGCGCTTAGTGGACCTTGGGCGCTTTGTCCCCGTGTTTGGCTTTCCACTCCGCCATCCCCCGGTTGTGGCTGGCGAGTTGCTCTTCCCAGGTTTCCCCCGCTGGGCCCTTGGGTTTCGGTTTCGGTGGCTCTTTGGTTTCTTGTTTCATCTTCAATATTGACATACGCGCGGGCCCTCAACGGGTCAACGCCTTTTTCACGGCGAATATCCTCCAGCGAACCTTCATTTAGAATTGTAACAAAAGGAATGCTTTGCCCGTATTTTTGATACAGCTTCAAAAAAGTTTTTTGCGAGTCGTAGTGAGCTACGCCCAGTTGCTCCAAGCGCACGGGTCGCCCTGTGGATTGCAACCTTTTGATGGCAGCTTGCGCAGCGCTTTCAAATGGCCTGAATACAAATGCCATGTATGGGGAAAATCCGGCATTTTCGACTTGCGCTAACATTTGCTCGGCTCGATCAAAATTTCCTAAAACGGAATCCAAGAAAATGGCGCTTTCTTTTTTATTTATCGAACTGAAAGCTTTTTGCACGGCGGTGGTTTTCCCGCTTGCCATGCCACCGGCCATAAACACAACGGTGCCGCGCTCTTCCGCGTTGGTGTTTTTCAACCAATGGTTCCACCCTAAGTTGAGCGCAATGTAGCCTGCGGGAGAGATCGTTGCTCGTTCCATAGCCGGGCGCATCGAGGGATCGTTTCGATAGGGCGCGTAAACATCGCGCGCCAAGTCGGCATTCAAATATCGGCCTTCGGCTTCTTCGCCAAAATCCGAAATGGAAAGCGCAATGTAGTCCTCCAAAGTTTTTTGAGGATCGCGGGCGATTTGCTGCGCAAAATGCGCCTCAATGATCCGCTCTTCTCGCGTAAGCCCCTTAGTGGGCATAAACCCTGGCAATCCCGGATAACCGTTGGAGGCATCCTCATCGACTGCTTTTTTGAAGCCGTCTTGGAGAATTTGAAAAGCCGCTGAGGAAAAGCGCTGGAATTTTTTTCTGGAAGGATCGTCTTCAGCTGGGATCGGGGCTTTTTGTTGGGCTTGCTGCGTGACTGCCGCAGGAGACTTGATGGCGGCCGCTGCGTCGATACGCTGCTGGCTGGGTGGGGCATTAAGCACAAAGCTCATTTGCTCCACGGGCGCGCGTTCGATGCCTCGGCGCTCAACCTCCTGCTCCAACTCGAAACGCTGGTCGCGGGTGTCCTCAAAGAAATCCATGAACTGCTGGCCGGCCGATTGCTCCAATCGGGCAAGCTCGTCGCTCTCGTATCGGTTCAGCCCCTCTTGGCGACGCTTGCGCTCCAATTCGCGCATCCTTCTGGCACTTGTATTTTTGGGAGCCGAAAGCGTCGTCTCGCTGTCGGGCTGGGCGTTGCGGCGATGGGCGGCATTGATCGCGGCGATGCGCTCGGCCATCGTCATGGGCTGCTCGTTGAATATATCGCCCATGGCGGCGTCTTCGCTCGCTCGGGAAATGCCGCTGGCAAGGGCAACCATGTAATCTTTCATGGCCTCGCTGGTGGCGTCGCTGTTTATGCGGCCGCGCTTGTCCACGACGACCAATTCCACGAGGCGCTTGGTGATTTCCACGGCGGGCGCGGTGTCGCCGACCAGGGCGTCCATCTCAATCTGGCTGGCGGCCAATTCGAGCGCGCTTTTCAGCGACCGATCTTGATCCAAGTAATCGGCGACATTGGAAAGCAACCCGCCAAACGCATCGGCAATGCCTGGGCTGCCGCTTTGGCGCAGGGCGATAGCAGACTTGGCAGCGTCGGCGGCAATCTCGACAAAGGCAGCGTTGCGGTTTTGCAACTGGTAATCGGCGATCTTGCTGGTGAGCTTGGGCTGGCCGAGTCCGGCGGTAAACATCATGCGTTGCATGTAGGCTTGGGCCTGCGCAGGGTTTTTTACCATCGGCTCGATGCGGTTGCGCTCGACGATGTTTCCCGGAGCGGTGAGGATGCGGGAAAGCGCCTCTGTGGCCTGCTTGCCGCTCATCATGACGGGGAGGTCGGCGACTAAGTCGAGCGGGATGTTTTTTGCATCCAAGTCGGCGCGGTCGGAAACATCCTGCACGACGCCGGTCGCGGGGTTCAAATCATCGACAAGCTTTTGGTAATCGCTCGCGCCTGCTGTGGTGCGGATGTCAAACACGCCAAGGAACCGGTAGCCACGGAACCCCTCGGGCATAGCCTCAAATCCAAACTGCGCGCCTTTTTCGCTCCATGTCTGGCTTAATCGGTCTTGATCTTCTTGCGGGGCGAGGTTGCTCATCATCTCGCGGGCATTGCCTCCGGCCGCTTGCCAGCGGGCGCGGGGCTGGCCGTCGGGAGCGGCATCGATGACGATGGCGACCTGCGGGGCGCTGTTTGCGCTGCTCGGGTCGGTGGAGGTCAGGATATCCTCGTTGAGCGCGCCTGGCAGGGCGCCGGCGCGCACTTTGTTCTGCTCGGCGGGGTCGGTGTCGTAGGCGCGGGTGTTTTGGCCGGCATACTCGGGGTTTTTCTGGAAAGTCGGCCCGATATGGCTGGTCTGCACCACGCCGGGGGGCAGTGCCACCCAAGTGGAAGGCAGGCGGCGTTGGTTGACGGCAAGCACATACCCGGCTTTGCCGGAAGGTGCCTGTGCGAGAAGTTCGCGCACGGGCTCGCGGGCGTCCTCGGGGGTGGATTCCACCACTTTGTCGTAATCTTTGAGGTCTCCGGCGCGCTTGGCGACATACTCGGCGCGGCGCTCTTTGGCACGCTCCTCGCGGGCTTGGCGCTCGGCCTCACGGCTCTCTAACTCTGCAAGCCTGGCGGCCTGATCTGGTCCAAGAGGTGATTGAGCAGGAGATAGCTGGCCAGAGGCTCCGCCCGGCGTCGGCGCAGGGCGTCCGTCTGCTGCTGTTGGTAATAGACCTCCAGAAGTAGCTCGTCCTGTTCCTTCTCTTCCTCCGGGCTGGGCAGCGGTGTATTGAGCGGTTTGCCTCGCATATTCTTGCCCATACGCCTCACCGCGAATGCGGTCACCCTCTTTTTTAAGATTCTGGAAAAATTTTAGGCTGTCTTTGCGGATGCGCTCGACGCGGGCGGTGATGGCCTCGACCTCGGCATCGGAACGGCCTTCGTCGCGGAGCATAGCGCCCAAGTTGCCGCGAAGGTTTGTGAAAACTTTGAAAAGGCGCTCAAACATCGCCTTCATTTTTTCGACCCAAGGACGATCATTGACTGCGAGCTCAGAGATCACTTTGCCGTTTCTATCGAGCACGCGGCCTTCGGAGATGGCGATGTCGCCTTGAAGCATCTGGCGGAAGAACTCCATGCCGCTCTGGCCTGGGGTGGCTTTTTCGTCGCCGTAAATTTTTCGGGAGGCCTCTTGGAGAGACTGGGGCAATTGCAAAAAAACCTCCTCGGCTTCGCGAATCGCCAAATCCATGTCTTCTGCCCCGACTTCGCCTGTGCGCTCGCGGCGGATTTCCGCAATGACTTTGATCTGGCTGATGTGGGCGATTTCCTCATCGATGATGAGATCGGCGTTTTCCGTGTCGGCCCAGAAATCCTTGCCGCGAGCCGTAAGGATGGCCGCCGAATTGATCAAGAGCTTTTCAGTGCGGTTGACTTGAAAATCGGAATCGCTGGTTTTGTCAAAAAACGAAACGATGCCTCGCAGGACGGGGCGGTAGCGGAGAAGCGACGGCGCGATTTGATTGCGAATAATGCTCGCCACTTTGGCGCGCTCTTGCGGCTGGATGCCGGCGGCCTTGGGATCGGCGTCGAGCCCTTTGAGAACTTCGTTCGTGAAATTGTCGATCTCCGCGCGTTGCGTTTGGGTTGAGGCATCCACGCTGGCAAGGATCGCTTGAGGATTTTCAAACCCTCCAGCTTTCTGAAACTCGCTCACGGCCGCATTCAGTTTCTCGCCCCCCCAGCCCCGCAGCGTCTCGCGCTTGATAAAATAATTGGAAAAAGCTCGGGCAGCATTTTGCTCGGCTCCTCCTTGGGCCAGCCGGGCGGCAATAACATCAGCCACCTTGCGTTCTTTCTTGGAAATGAGCTCGCCGCCACGGCCCACTGGGAGCGGCGGGAGCGCTGGGAGTCCCGCCGCTCCGCCGGGGGTTAGCGGCCCCTTCCCGACGCCTTGGTCATCTTGACCGGCGTTTTGGTAGCCTTGGATGCCTTGGCCGGCATTTTCGGGGCTTTGTTGCAGGATTTGGTTTTCATTGTTTTCACCTCCTTCTTTCTCTGTTGAAAGAATTTCCAGCCTCCGCGTGGCCTCGTCGCGGATGCTCCCCTGCTGCATAAGCGCGGCAGCCTGCGGGGAGGCTTGAGAAAGCTCCGTCAAAATATCGTCCGTGAGCACGGTCTGCCCGCCGATCTTGGCCACATGCGGCTTGATGGCGTCTTGCTCGGCTTTTGTGAGGCTCTGCATCGGTGCGCCGGAAAGGATTTTGATGGCCGTGGCGAGTGGTGCCTGGCGCTCCGGGGCGGCTTGGCCGATTTCTGCTTGCATGGCAGCAAAGTTTTCGGGCCGGATTTGGGGCGGGGTAGTGCCTGCGGATCGCTGCTGCGGAGTTCTTCCCATCGCTTGGTCCACGGTGCCCTTGCCGAGAATTTCGGAAATCATCGTGAGGCGGCGAGCCTCAACCTGAGCCAATTCGCGGGCCACATCGTTGCGGGCTACCTTGTCGTTTGGATTTATGCGATCAAGCCGCATAAGCAACCCCTCGCTGGCTTGAGTGAGAGTGTTGTATTCCTTAGTGTCAAACGACGATTGGGTTTGCTGCGCAAATGCCAGAACATTTTCCAAGCGGAAGGAATTGGCGACGCCATTGTATCGGCGCGCCATCTCTTCGGGGTTTTGCCCGCGCTCGATGAGCGTGCGCGTGGCAGTTTCGAGCGTCTTGATGCCTCCGCCGCTTATTGACGCAACGATAAAAGTGTCCAGCGCGCCTCGGTTATCAGCAAGCGCCTTGCTTACCGAGTCGCCGATGTTACCGGTTTTGATCGTCTCGATGGTGGCATTGAGGATTTTGTCTTGTGCTGTTTCGGTAAGCCCCTCGGTGCCTCCTGCTGCAACAATCGCCACGCCTCGTTTCAATATAGGTGGGAGCTTGTCCCACACTTCGCCCACATTGGTAAACTTCGACCAGAATTTTGCAGCAGCTTCGACGCTTTGCCGCTTTGCCGCCTTGGGGATCATGCGCGAAGTAAAAATGCCGCCGCTTGCAATGTCGCCAATCGTCTCAGCGGGCAAAGCCAATGCCGCGTAAATGGAGGCAGCGTTATGTTTTTGATCTTCTGTAAGAGAAGCGTCTTGAGAGGCCTGCGAATAGGCTTCGTCGTAAAGTTGCCCGATATTGTAAGTAACGGCCAATGCGGGGCCAACTGCTGGAATGGCAGTGAGCGCCATGCCTGCCAAGTTGGGCAAAGCCTCGGACACGGCCGGCATAATCCAGCGGTTCAGCGCGTCGTCGGTCTCCAATCGCGGGTCGCGAAATTTTTCGCGATATTTCTCCGTATCGAGCTTCACTTGGTATCCGGCTTCCGACGCTTCACGGAAAGCATTGTCGGGATCAAGTCCAAGCCTGTAAGAAATAGCCTTCCCAACTACAGAAACTGCGCCGAAAATCCTCGCGCCAAATGTGCTCATGGCGCGATCAAATCCGTCAAAAAGTTTGGCTCCCAATCCCGGGTCTTGCTCCAGTATTTGAGCGGCCTTGGCTCGATCTTCGAGGTTTTCCGGATTAAGGTATCCCGCCGCTTTGTAAGCGTCGCTGAAATCTTGCCCCTCCGGCCGGTTTACGGCAGGTTTGACTGCGGCCAGATTGTTAGAGCGAATCAACGCATCGACCGCTTGGTTGCGGATGACTTCTACGGCAATTTTTTTGATGTCGGGATCAATTTCTGCGTCTTTTTCCAGTGCAGCGATCTGGCTTTTGAAGCCTAATGCCCCACCTGGGCCGGCCACCTTTTCAATCGCGGCGCCGACATCGCCAGAAATGCGTTTTTCCAATTTGGAAACATAAGCCGAGCCGGTTTCCTTGCGTTTGGTTTGAAATTCGGAGTTGAGCGCATCGACGGCGGCTTGTTTACCTGGACCTTCGGGTTGCTCCTGCACTGCAGCCATGCGGTTGCGGTAATCCGCGTCCACGGATCGGAAAGCTTTTGCATCCTCTGCCAGCTCGGGATACTTGGCGGCCTGCCTGTCGAGTTCGGCAAAGGATTCTTCGCGCTTCGAGCTTTCTTTCGCCTTGATCGCCTCCACGCCACGCATCATTTCCCCTGCGGCGGCGTTGCGATTGGCAATGCGCTCCTTGATCCCAGCTGCGTCGGCTTCGATTGCGGCGCGCTCGGCGGCGACCGATTCCATTTCTTGAATCGTGATGCCTTTTTTCGTCCGCTCGTTCAGCGCGGCGCTGCGGCGCTGCAAATCTTGCATAGCCGATTCCGTTGATGCGTCTTCCTCGGCGATTGCCGCACCTCGGTTTTCCATTTCCGCCCGCGCTGCCTCGGGAGCAAGGTCCGCCAAGCTCTGCGCTTTTTTTTGGCGGCGATCTTGCACAAACTGCGAGAGGGGCATTTTCTCCAGCCCGAACAAATTCTGGTCGAGTTCGTAGGCTCGGGTCTCCAATCCGGCGCGCTCGTCGTCCGCTGCCAGCAACGATTGCTTCTCGGCCAACAGGCCGGCGCGAAAGGCCTCACCTTCCTTCCACTTTTGCTTTGCGGCTTCCGTGGCTTCAACATTCACACCACCGAACATGCCTTTCACCTGCGCTGGCGGTGGTGCGGCTTGTGAAAGCCCCTGCAATTCGGATTCCACTTGCTGCCTGGCCTCGGGACTCAATCGGCGAGGGCGAGCCGGGTCGCGCAGGCTCAAAGAAATCTCATCGCGCTCACGCTTGAGCGTGGTTTTTTCGCGATCAAAAAGCGCTTTGCCACTGGCGCGAACCACTCGGCCATCTGTCGAATTGATTCCCTCCTCGGGGTCGATGGCTTTCCATGGTTGAAACTTGGTTTTCCGGTAAATGAATCTGTCTTCGGGGTCTTCCGGGTTGGGGCCGATGTCTGCATTTGCATCAGGATCAGCGATCCGCTCGCTTTGTGTGCCTTGCTCGTTTTGGATGATCTGAAATGGGCGACCTTGATCATCGTAGCGAACCGGACTTGTGCGTTTTGTAAACGCCTGCTCTCCGGTCTGCGGATTCACCCTCGGCTGCGCCACCCCATCCGCATCGTAGTTGAACTGCGCGCCAGTCGCAGCACTGATTTGTCGCGCTTGGACATTATGCGCCCGACGGGACTTTTCAAACTCCGCTTTTTGCACCTTGGCCTCTTCCCGTGCCTCCCATTGGTGCGTGCGCTCCACCCAATCGTCCACCCGAGCGATGTCTTCTTCAAGCCTCTCCGGATTGCCGCTCAACCTTGGCTTTCGCGGCGGAGTAGGCGCAATATCCACCACACGCCGCTGCGGCGAAGGCTCCGGCATGGTTGCAAAATCATCGCTCCCAGTATTGCCTGAAAAAGTATCGATCGCTGTGGGCTCCTGTTCCGCGCCTGCATCCACATAATCTTCCGCGCTGCTGCCGGGCACAAAACTCTCCTCGTCTTCAAAAAAATCAGCCATATCAATTTACCATGGGGTTGCTGCCGCTGACTTTTCTTTGCGCAGCCAATCTTGGCGCAACAGTTGGCTTCGCAGGGGTCGCTGCGCTTGGGTTCACTCTCGTGGCAATCGGGCTTCCGCCAATCGTCGTGCTCTCAAAAGTCGGCCTCACCGGATTTATGCGACCTGCGTTCGGATTTATCAGGCGCGTGTTTTGTATAGCGCCTGCAACCGACTTGGCTCCAGATACCACTCCCGCTGCGGCGCTCGTTGCTACTTGCCCTGGCACATTAAGCACCGTCGGCACGTTGTCGCCTGCTTTCAATTTTTGCAAATTTGCGTTTTGAGCAGGAGACGAGGGCCGCGTGATGTTTTGTTGAGTCTGATTAAAACTGGCAATCGCTGCCGAAGCGTTCGGGTCTGCAACCGGCGCGGGTTGCGGCATGAGCGGAACTTGCGATCCAGAAACCATCGTTGAAGCGGGATTCAACTGGGGATTTATCATGCTTCTACTCGGCAACATTTGAGGCGTCGGCCCCATGGCTTGCGCGGCCTGTGCTCCCATTTGCTGATCCAAGGCACTTGAGGGATCAAATTTCGGAGCGATGGGCGACTGCGGTCGGCTCGATTGCATTTGCTCGTCTGCTCGGCTTGCCATTTTTTCTGCCCTCGCATCTTGCTGCGCCGCATATGCTCTGCCGCCTTCAACGGTCGGCGCGGTGTAACTCGCCTTTTGCCCATTTGCGCCTGTCACCTCTGCATAATTCAGCCTGCCGGGACGACCTACCCCGCTCATTCGCATCTCAGACAATCGCCGATTGGGGTCTTGAGCTATCGCAAGTTGCTTTTGATCTTCAACCTTCTTCCTTGCAAGAGCTTGGTCTCTTACGGGCTTAATCAGCGAGTCTCGTTTTTGAAACCTCGCCTTGTCTTCTTGGGCAAATTTCTCGGCGCGTGCCATACGCTCCCCGTATGCCTGAGTGCCAGGCTTTGACTGATCCCAAAACGCTTGCGACTGCCGCCCGTCTGCGCCTTCGTCCTTTATCTTCCCATCTAAACCGCGATGCACGATCTTTTTAGGGGTTATCTTCCGCTTGTAGCTTTCCGGTAATTTTGCCTGGATAGCCAGCGTCTGCGCTTTTTTGTATTCGTTATCGATGGCCCGGTCTTCCGCCGTCATGTCCGCTTGCTGCCTTGCGATCTCAACATTAGCAGCCTTCATCCTGCTACCTTCTTCATCGGCGGCTGATTGCTGCCTAAGTAGCTTTTTGGGAGTGTAGTTACTCTCTTGCGCCTGTAGATCGGAAAATTCTTCTTCGCTGCTATTGAGTGTGAATGCCATAGTTGAGTCGGTGGGTTGCTTCGCAACTAACCTCGCGAAATCACGCTGTCAAGAAGTTTTTAGCTGTCACCATTTCATCGCCAACATCGCGCCCCTTGTATCCATAGCCTCCAGCAAGGCCACATCCCGAGGCATGAAATCGCTCCGGACTGCCAGCGCATACTCTGTGGCACTCCCGATATTGTAGAGCCCGATCGCCGTGCTCATCACATCGTCGTCGTGCCCGCTCCCGGCTTCCATCCGCCCGCCCTTGTCCACGAAGTCGGCCAGCTCCGTCGCTATGTGCGGGCAACGGATTTCCACCGCCTTGTTCCGCAGCAACTCGTGCATGTGCCAAATGATCGTCGCCCTCACTCCCTTGTATTCCGAGCTATCGGTAGTCCTCCATCCATCCCATGCTCGCTCGGTGCCGCTGTGCGGATCACGTTCCCTCCGCTGCCAAATCGGGGGGCATGGCCCGCCATCCATCATCCGCAACGCCGTCATGAATGACATGCCCGAGTTGTTCATCTCGGGAATGATCATGCAATTCCCGTAATACCACGCCAGCGCCCGCACCAGCCTTGCAAATGGGATCATGGGCATGCGGTTCGGTGGGCGCACCCGCGCTGCCAGCTTGATCGGCCACACCACGCCTCGCTCGTCAAGATACTCGTCACGCCAGACAAGCGCCGAGTGGGCATCCGGGTTGTCTCCCTTTGTCTGGTCTTCCCCCTCGGCCAAGTCCGCCGAGATCAAATACCGGCAACCCACCTTCGGCGGCTCCCAGCGCCACACGGTCGCTGCGTCCAAAGTCGTGGGCCTCCAAGTCGCCCGCCCGCTCTGGTCGTTCACATCCCCATAAGCCGGGGCCTCGCGGCAAAGCAGCTGGATGTGGGTCAGGCCGTCTTCGTCGAACACCTGCCGACCGCTTGCGAGGAAGCATGACTTCGGATCAGCCGGATGCTCCTCGTCAAAAATCCTCACGCTCCCTCGGCACTTGGTCTTAATCGTGAGCCTGCGCCATGCCAGCTGCTCCCATACATCCGCATCCACGACCTCGGTCCCCAATCGCTGACCCGCTGGGCCTTCGTTGCCGTAGAGCTCGATCAAACGCCGCTCGCCCCGATACCAACTCTCCGAGTCCATGCTGTCGCGAATCTCCCGCTTCTGGTCGGGAGTCAAACGCACCACGCTCTCGTCAAATTCATACCATGCGGCAAACACCCGCACGAACAGCCGGTCGCGTAATCCGCTTGGTGGCTGGTCTGGGCACACCGCCTCCCATCCCCGCCAATACTCATGCCCATCAGGACACTCCGCTGCCGTGGGCCATCGCGCTGCTTCCCATGTCTGCGCGAACGGCTCGCCCGCGCCAAACGGGGTCGATTCCCAAAAGACCGTGTTGAACCCTGAATCCGGCACGGCGTTCATCGAAGCATCCATCGCCTCCTCGGGGCTTTCCCAGTGCGCCACCTCTGTGCCGTGGATGAACTGCGGCGTCATGCCGCGCGCCGTAGCCTTCCCTCGCGCCGTGGCTTGCAGGAGCAACGACCCGTGCGGGAAGCGCATCCGCTCGCTTGTCGCATCCGGTTTGCTCCCCCAATGCTTCCGGAATCCATCGTTGTCCGCAAAATTCTGCATCATGCGGTAAACGACATCCGCCGTCTCCAGCTTGTCTCCGATGACAACGCCTTGGTGGGCGAAATTCTGCATCTGCGCATAGTGGATCGCGGCCACCATCGTCGAGAATCCCCGCTTGCGAGGCTTGAGGCCGATTGCCCGAAGGGGCCGCTGCTCCAAAAGCCGCTGCACATAGAGCGCGTTGATCCGGCGTTGCAGCACATTCATGCGCGGCGTCACCTGCTTGCCCGATGTATCGCGGATGCGCCCGAAAGTCTCAAACCATGCGCCTGGGTTTGATCGCACCATGTCGTTCATGTCCATGGATCATGGTTGCCGTGGCAGGCTTTCGCTGTCAAATCGTTTCCGCTTTCATCATGGCATGGGCCGTGCCGGCGCTACACCCGAGAAGCGCAGCGAGCTCTTTGACAGTCCCTTGGTGGGCTTGGGCCATTGCAAGCTCGGCTGCCGTCCATGCCCTGCGTTTCCGCCCCAAGGCGCTTCCCCGCGCCACAGCCGCTTTCAGCCCAGCCTTGGTGCGCTCACGGATCATCTCCCGCTCAAACTCCGCCACCGCCATGAGAACGTGCATCTGCAACCGGCCAGCCGGATTGCTCTCGGTCGTGTCGATTCCCTGTGTGGTGACAACGAGAGCCGTCTTGTGGGCGTCCATCTCGGCGATGACCTGCGCCAAGTGCGGCAAACTGCGCCCAAGGCGGTCGAGCTTGGCCACAAGAACCGCATCAAAGTGATGCTTGCGCACACCCCGCATCAACGCATCCAGACCGGCACGGGCGGTCTTGGCCCCGCTGATCACATCGCTGAACTCGGTGATGCGGTCCCAGCCCCGTCGGCG